TCTAACTAATAACCTAAAAGATTACGGAACGACACAGAAAGAGATTTCAGACATTACTGAATCTGTGTCGCTTGCCCTGCGCGTATCCAATGCAACGGTGCAGGAAACGAACTCCGTAATGCTGCAACTGTCGCAGTCGTTTGGTTCTGGCCGCATAAACGGTCAAGAGTTCTTGGCCGTCATGGAAGGCGCACCAATCCTTATGCGTCAGCTCGCCAAGTCTATTGGCGTTCCTTATGGCGCTCTTAAAGACCTTTCGGCTCAAGGCAAGATAACTGCTGACTTGCTGAAGAAGGCTTGGACTGATCCTGAGTTCTTGAATTTACTGCGTCAACAAGTAAAAGAAGTCGGCACTATTTCTAGCGCTTACACCGTGTTCGTGAATAATTTGAAGCAGTTCATCGGGGAGGCTGACAAGGCGACAGGCGCAACCACATTGATTACGCAAGGCATAATGCTTGTTGCTGACAATATCAACATGTTGGCGAACATTGCAATTGTTGCGCTGATCGCCTCTGTTGGTAAATGGGTTGCAAGCACTTATGCCAGTATCAAAGCAAGCCAGTTACGACAAATTGAACTAGTCAAAGAAACAGTATTGATTGAGCGAAAAGCTGCTGCTGAGGCTAGAGCTGCTGCGGTTACTGCTGCCGCTCAATCTGCGGCGCTGGCAAACAATGCCAAAGCTACAACAATGTGGGCAGCAAAGAATGCTGGCGCATTTACTGAGAACGCCGCTGTAATGGCTACTGTAGCCCAGAGGACAACAGTTGCTGCAAAAGCAATGGGCGCATTTCGTAATGCAATTGCATTACTTGGCGGGCCTATTGGCGCAATCATTACTGCCATTGGTGTCCTTGCTCTAGGATTTATGAAGTTAAAAGATTCTATTGAGCAAAAAACGCTTCCGGCATTAAGCAAGTATAAGAATGAAATTAAAGAAATTATTGCTTTAGAAAACACAAGGAAAGAGCTTAACCTTTCTAAAGACGATCCTCTTGCTGGCGATAAGAAAGCGCTGAAAGAGGCGCAGACAACGCTTGAAACATTGAAAGAACAACGCCGCTTTATGGAATCGCTCGGCGGTGTTTATTCAAAAGAACAAAAACGCGAGAAAGATATTGAGATTCAAGTTCTGCAAAATGCAGTTACAGAGCAATCTCTTGGGTTGATTCAGAAAGAAAATGATCTCCGCAAGCAAGGTTTTTTTGTATTAAAAGAAGTTAGCGATGCAGAAAAAGCAGCCGCTGCTGATAGGCTTGCTGAATTCTCTACGCAATCTGACTTGCGTAAGAAATACATTAAAGACCTTAATCAGATTATTCAAGACAGCATCACGCTTAAATTGAGCGATGAAGAACGCAACGCAAAGATTGCCATTCTTACAGAGAAATATAACAAGGCTACCGGCGCTGCAAAAGCGCTCAAAGACGAGGAAACAGCAGCAGCGAGGGCAGCTAAAGAGGCAGCGGCAGATCAGCTAAGATGGTTTGAGGAACGCCAAGAAGCATCTGATAGATGGATTCAAGCGCAAAAAGAATCTCGCCAAGCTCAAATTGATTCAATCCTTGAAAGCAATCAAGCATTGCAGGATCAAATTGACGAAACTAACAAAGCCATCGAGATCGCGTTAAACGGCGAGGAAGGTTATCGCCGACTTGAAATTGCTCGTCTAAATGATGCACTTGCAACTGCCGAACAGACTGTCGCACAAGGCAAGCTAAATGGTTTGTCTGGAGAGGCTCTTACTTATGCTGAGAATTACATAGAATACCTGCGTGAGCAGATTCGCTTAAAGAATGAGCTTAATGAGCGCGAAGCTATTGAGCGCAATTTTGAAAAGGTCGCAGAGGCGGAGCGCAAAGCAGCCGCTGATAAATTAAAAGAAGATTTGAAGGATCAAAAGTCTCTGGCAAAAGACCTTGGCATGACATTCACATCGGCGTTTGAAGATGCGATGGTTGCTGGCAAAGGGCTGTCTGAAGTTCTTAAAGGTCTTGCACAAGATATTCAAAGGATTATTCTTCGCAAAACCATCACAGAGCCTCTTGGCGGTGCTGTTGGTGACTTTATCAATGGCATTGACTTTGGCGGCTTGTTTGGCTTTGCCAACGGCGGCATCATGACATCCAAGGGTGCATTGCCATTAAACAAGTATGCCAATGGCGGAGTTGCTACTGGGCCTCAAATGGCTTTGTTCGGCGAAGGCAGAATGAACGAAGCGTATGTGCCGCTGCCTGATGGCCGTAACATTCCTGTTAAGCTGCAAGGACAAGGCTCTGCTGGCACAACTATTAACCAGACCATTAACATCGACGCAAGAGGCGCTGATGCTGGTGTTGAGGCAAAGATTAGGCAGGCTGTTGCAGACGGCGCGAAGCAAGGCTATGCTTTGGTCATTAACGATCTGTCACGCGGCGGCCCTGTCGCTAGATTAACTGGAGCAGCATCTTGATTACATTCCCTTCAATTAGCCCTGGTGAAGCCACTTGGGGATTGGTTAATAATACGCAGTCATTTGTTTCTCCATTGACAGGGGCAACTCAAGTGGTGCGGCTGCCAGGTGAGCGCTGGAAATTCAGCTTCACATATAACGTGATGACCGATGAAGAATCGGCTCAGATGACGGCCTTTATTGCACAGGCTAGAGGTGGCGCAGAAACATTCAGAGTAAGCAATCCGTTGCGTAAAACTCAGAAGGGCGCGGCCACAGGCACACCGTTGGTTAAAGGCGGCAGTCAAGTTGGCTCATCGCTTGATACAGATGGATGGACGCCTTCCACACTGGTGCTGAAGGTTGGAGACTACTTTGAGGTCAATAATGAACTCAAGATAGTTACAGAGGACATTACTTCTGACGGATCTGGAAACGCCACATTATATTTTGAGCCGCCGCTAAGATATTCTCCAGCGGACAATGCGGCAATCACTACCACCAATCCAAAAGCCACATTCAGGCTTGATGAAAAAGAAACATCTTGGCGCTATGTGCCTGGCGGATTTAGTTCGCTTGTAGTCACAGCAATTGAGATGTGGGATCTCACTGGCGCAATCTTGCAAGAAACTGAAAACAATCTGTTGCTGGAGAGCTAATGTCTCGTTCAATCACGACAGCAGTTCAGACTGCAATCAATTCGCAATCATGCACGTTCTGTGTTTTTGTTGAGCTTGATTTCTCGTCAGGCTTTGTTCGCTTATGCAACGCGAACATAACATTCCAGTGGGATAGTAAGTCATGGATTGGCATTGGCGAGTTAGGAAGCATCCAAGCAATTTCAGAAGCGCCAGACCTTGAGGCAAGAGGCGTTTCTTTATCGCTATCAGGCATTCCAAACGAGGCAATTACAAGGTCTTTGGCCGAGTATTATCAAGGGCGTTCATGTAAAATATGGATTGCTCCGCTTGATACAGACCAACAAGTTATCACCAGCCCTGTTCTTGTATTTAGTGGCCGCATGGACAACATGCAAATTGAGCTTGGCGAGACTGCAACAATCATGGTGACTGCTGAATCTAGGCTTGCTGATTGGGATAGGCCTCGCGTAAGGCGATTCAATCATCAAGACCAGATTACAGAATATATTGGTGACCTTGGTTTTGAGTATGTTGAGCAGATGGTTGAGAAGGAAATTATATGGGGCGGTTAGAAAATTGGCCTGTTCTTCTTTATGACGTAATTGAGCGAAGAAGCAACTCACAGTTCTCTTGGGGAGAATTTGATTGCTGCAAGTTTGCGGCAGAGTGCGTAGAGGCCATGACCGGTGTAAACCATATATCTCATTTGCAATACAGCACGAAAAAGGCTGCAATCACCATTATTGAAGAATCTGGAGGCATTGAGGCAATGGTGACTGCAATCTTCGGAGAGAAACAGCCTGTAGCGTTTGCACAGCGTGGAGATGTTGTTCTGAGGTATGACGAGGCAACAGGCATGGATTCGCTGGGTATATGTGTGGGAGAAAATGCTGTGTTCCCAGCGCCAAAAGGAATTGCCTATATTGGCATTGATCAATGTTTAGCTTGCTGGAAGGTTTGATATGCCACAGGTAGTAGCCGCAGTCGTAGCAGTATTTAGCGCAGCCGCAGCTTGGTTCGGAAGTAGCGCCATCGGTGCATTCATTGGCAAGCTGGCGCTTAACTTTGCCATCTCGTCACTTGTTGGCAAGCTGTTCAAGCCAGCTGGATTAGACACTGCCGATTCAGTTAAGAACAGACAGTTTGTAGTACGCAGCTCAATCCAGCCGCGCAATATTGTGTACGGTTATGCAGTAACCTCTGGGCCGCTTGTGTTCGTTCATAACAGCGACAATAAGAAGTACGTTTATTTGGTCATTGCATTAGCTGGCCATGAGGTGGAAGACATCCCTGTTGTTTACTTCAATGAGACACCAATTTTTGCCAATCAAATTGATGGCAGCGGTAATGTGATCGATGGCGATTATGATGGCTATGCAAGAATAAAGAAATATTATGGCACATCAACTCAAACAGCAGATACTGATCTCATCTCTGCATCAGGTGGCCTGTGGACATCTAGCCATAGGCTGCAAGGTGTTGCTTACTTATCCATCAGGCTTAGACACAGCTTCGATGTATATGCCGCCGGATTGCCAAACATTAAGGCAATGGTCAAAGGCAAGAAGGTTCTTGATACGCGAGACAGCGTAGTTCGGTGGACAGACAATCCTGCGCTAATTGTGCGCGATTACATTACAAATAGCCTTGGCCTTGGCGCAAGTACCAGCGAGATCAACTCAACAGTTTGTAGCGCAGCCGCTAATATCTGTGACGAGCGTGTAACAGTAGTTCAATCTGGCGTTACGGTGACATTTAACACATCATCCGATGAAGTCAATGTCGGCAAAGATGCTTTGCGCTTTGGTAATTTCGATGGTGTAAGGTTTACAACATCAGGTACTTTGCCGTCTCCGCTTGCAATCAATACTACATACTATGTGATTCGTGAAGCATCTGAGGCGTTGCGCGTTGCAACATCTGTAGCCAACGCTAGAGCAGGCATATACATTGATTTGACTACAGCAGGTAGCGGCACACACCAAATGGTGCATTGGGATCAGATTCGCTACACAGCCAATGGTGTTATATCGACTGATTCGTCTCCACGCGACAACGTAACAAGCCTGCTTGCTTCTATGGCAGGTTCTATGCCGTATGTACAGGGTATGTACGAGATTAGAGCTGGTGCTTATGATTCTCCAACGCTTGCGTTGACAGAGGATGACTTGCGGGCGCAGATGTCTGTTCAGACTAGAACGCCGCGCAAAGAGCTTTATAACGCTATCAAGGGCGTTTATGTTGAGCCTTGGCGCAACTCTCAACCGACAGATTTCACGCCAGTAACCAATGCAATTTACGAAGCACAAGATGGCAGCGTTCGAATCTATCGTGATATTGATTTGGTGTTTACAACCAACCAGATCATGGCGCAGCGCATTGGCAAGATTCATCTTGAAAAGTCTCGGCAAGGCATCACAGTATCCTTCCCTGCAAAGCTCCGTGCGCTTGAAACTAAAGCGTGGGCCACTGTTACATTATCAATCGCTCACTTAGGATGGAATAGCAAAGTATTCCGCGTGATTGGCTGGTCACTATCTCCGGATGGCGGTGTTGATTTGACGCTGCAAGAAGAATCTAGTGGTAGCTATGATTGGAATAGCGGCGAGGCAACTATTGTTGATGGTGCGCCAGACACTGAGTTCCCATCGCTAAACCAAGTGGATCCGCCAAGCAGTTTGATTTTGGACAGCGGAAGCGATCAGGCTTTCGTAAATCAGGATGGCACAGTAATTGTGCGTGTCTATGCAGAATGGACTGCATCTGACGATGCTTTCTTGATGAACTATGACTTCCAGTGGAAGTTATCAACAGACACTGAATGGCAATCAACAACACTTAGCACCGGCGCAACAACAGCATATATAGAACCAGCCATAGAAGGCTCTACTTATGATGTGCGTATTCGTGCAATCAACTATCTTGGCGCTGCATCTACGTTTATTACAGGAAGCGTTGTTGCAACAGGCAAGGACACTGCACCCGGCGATCCTTCTGCGCTTGCAACAGCCTCTGCGCCAGAGGCAATTCGGTTGACATGGACTAACCCAGTAGATAAAGACTTGTCTTACATTGAGGTTTGGGAAGCATCCACAAACGATAGGTCTGGTGCGACAAAGATCGCTGACATATTCTCTGACTTCTTTACTCGCACAGGGCTTACTGCAAGCGCAGTTCGATACTACTGGATTCGTGCTGTAGATACTTCTGGCAATCAATCTGGATACCATCCGACATCAAGCACAGGCGGGGTATCAGGAACGGCTGGCGCTGTATCTATTGACTATGATGATGTTACAGGAACAAAACCCCCATCAGACGCAAATAACACAGAAAACGCAATTGATGCTGGCACAACAGTTACTAGCGGAGGCTTAACATTTAGCGCTGGTGGTGCTATTAAAGGCGGCCAGACGGATTATAATACTGGCAACGGCTGGTTCCTTGGCTATTCTAGCGGACAGTATAAATTTAGTATTGGCGACCCATCTGGAAATTTCTTCACTTGGGATGGAACAACAATGTCAATAAAAGGTGAAGTTGATGATTTAAGAAATTATACATCAGGATCAAAAATTTTAGGCTTTTCTAACACCAGTGCAAAAAGCACAAATTCAACAACTTTAGTAGATTATGATGACATAAATAGCAACGATATAACTTTTCAAATTGACAGAGATGGAACAGTAAATGTTGGCGCTTCATGCAGAATGAATGCAGCAGTAAATAATGGAAGAATTAGATGGTATGTTAATGGAGTTGCGGCCACATCAGAAATAACAGTTAGTGGGACTGCTCAAGCATGGTATAACATTGATATATCTGTATTAAAAGGTGATTTGATTACATTAAAAATGAGATCAACAAGTGCATCATATACTATTACAGTTTCTGCAATGAGAATTAGCGTGGATAACATTTATCCTGCTTTGTTTGTAACTGCTGCTTTATAAGCAATAAAGAAAGGCCAATCATGGATCAAGAACTACTCAACTGGATTTTCGGCGGCGTGATGACACTTCTTGGGTGGCTTGGTCGGACATTATGGGATGCCGTTGATAACCTCAAAAAAGACGTCAAAGAGATTGAGGTGAGCCTTCCAAGTCATTACGTCAGGAAAGAGGACTGGAAAGATTCATTGGATAGGATTGAGACTATGGTCAATCGCATCCTTGAGAAGTTAGATGGAAAGGTTGATAAATGAGTGCAGCAAAATGGGGCGCATACGCCAATTTCCACAAACATGAGTTCACCTGTAAACATACAGGTAAAAACGAAATGAAACATGAGTTTATGGAAAAGTTGCAGGCGTTGAGAACGGAATACGGAAAAGTAATGACGATAACATCTGGTTATCGAGATCCATCACATCCAGTTGAGCGCGTAAAAACTGTTTCAGGCGCTCACAGTAGCGGCATGGCTTGCGATATTGCTTGCTCGGGTGCGGATGCCTACCGCATTGTAGAACTAGCCATTAAACATGGCTTTAAGCGCATTGGTGTCAATCAGCGCGGCTTGGGAAGGTTTATTCATTTGGACATGATTGAACGCACCGGATTTCCAACCCCAACAATATGGTCATATTAGGAGGCTATCATGGGCAAACTGTTTGCATTCTTGACGGTGCTGCGGAAAGGTCATGTAGTAGCCAATCCAGCAGCTTGGAAGGCAGGCCAGATTACAGGCTCTGTAGTCGCTGGTGCGCTTGCAGCCGTTGTAGCATTGGCAAAAGTATATGGTTATGAGTTACCATTGTCTGATGAGGAACTTCTTGCTATTGGCTCTGCTATCGTTGCCATTGTCGGGCTGTTCATTTCACCTGCCGTTACCGTGGCCTCCTCAGACAAAGTTGGCCTGCCAGCCGAAAGTAAAGATAGAACCGAAAAGCAAGTTCGTATACCAGGACACAGTTCTTGACCATATTGAACTTTTATACTTTTACATGAAATGCGAGGAATACTATGTCTACCATCCTGTACAACCTGCTGTCGTTTGTAGTGAACCGCCTGATCGACGCGAAGCTGTTCGAAAGCATCAAGAACATGGTGCTATCCCAGATGAACACATCTCTGTCTGGCGCAGAGAAAAAGGCTGCGGTGCAGTCGGAACTGAATAACCTGCAAGGCAATCTCCGTGATGAGTTTACAAAGACTGCACCTAATTTGGTGAACTTTGCCATTGAAGCTGCGGTGGTATTATTAAAGAGGTAAGTTACAATTACGATTTTCTCAGGCTGCATGCGTTTACACAAACGCAGCTTGAGATGATTGACGCCCATGAAAAGCATGGGAATCATTCTGCTGCTGCTAGAGCGCTAGGCGTCAACGAATCAACCGTCCGAAGGATGATTGCACTCATCCTCAAAACTGCTGCGCTCAAAGGTCATGCGCCAGATTACGACATGACGCATAAAGTGCCAGAGCCGTTCATCGTTCGCGGCGTTTCTACTTATTACAATAAAGAAGGCAAGCCGTCAGGCCAATGGGTAAAGAGCCGTGTTGAGGAATCCAAGCTCAAAGAGATGATGGAAGAAGTCATCGAGGGCATGAAGGATGAGATTCCTCGCGTCTCGATGATGGCTCCGCCTCCGCATGGGAATGATAACCTTCTCAATTGTTATGTGATCACCGATTACCATCTTGGGATGCTTTCTTGGAAAGAAGAAACGGGCGCAGACTGGGATGTGAAGATTGCCGAAAGTCTTATCATCAAATGGTTTTCACAGGCAATTCACCAGTCGCCAGATGCTGACACGGCGATATTTGCGCAACTATCTGACTTTCTCCACTTCGACGGCATGGATGCTGTCACGCCAGCTTCTAAGCATCTCTTAGATGTTGACACCAGATTTGCCAAGGTCGTGCGTTCTGCGATTCGCGTTTTACGCCAAATCATCGACATGCTTCTGCAAAAGCATCAGAAAGTGCATATCATCATGGCAGATGCCAATCATGATCCGGTCAGCCAGATATGGCTGCGCGAATGGTTTTCCGTCATGTACGAGACCGAGCCTCGCGTTACTGTGGATCGAAGCCCAAACCCATACAATGCTTTTGAGTTTGGCAAGGTGGCGCTATTCTTTCACCACGGACACAAGCGCAAAGTATCCAATGTGAGCGAAGTATTCGCAGGCCAGTTCCGTGAAATGTTTGGCAGAACTAAATACGCATACGCCCACATGGGGCATTTGCATCATTTAGACATAAAAGAAAACCAACTGATGATTGTAGAGCAGCACAGGACACTTGCGCCTGCCGACGCTTATGCAGCTCGCGGAGGATGGCTGTCAGGACGAGACGCGAAGGTTATCACATACCATAAAAATTATGGGGAAGTGTCTAGGCTAACCATCAATTCTGATATGGTGAAGTAGTTCAACTTTTTATATTGTTCACGAAACGTGAACATTCGCAATTTGCGAAAAGCGAATTAAGCTATATTTGTAATAGGCATAAAGTTACCGACAGGGAATGATTGCACCCATAATGGGTATTATCATTCCAATTATTACCTATCAGTAATAATCTAGCATTATCACTTATCAGCAATATCTTTAGTGGCCTTCCACAAATCCCATTTAGTCCATACCTCGCCAAGCTCATTGTAAGTAAATTTGGAGATGCCAAACGCAGGGAATATCTCACGCCAGACCTTTGATCCGCGAGCCAAATAAAACGCGCCTATCTTTATTAGTGGCGCGTTTCTTAATGGATGTTCTTGCGGCAGGTCATTAAGATAGATAATGTTCTCCTGTGTTTCCATTTTGTCCTACCCTATCAATTCTTGATTCGTCAAAGCTAAGAAAGTTAAGCGCAGCAATGCACAATGCAATTGCATTACTGCATCCTTCAGGAGTTGGATT